GCTGACACAGGATCAAATGATACTTTTAATACAGGTGAAACACTAACATTTACTGGTGGTACTGGTATTGATACAACAGTTTCAGATAATACAATAACATTTGCTGTTGATAGTACAGTTGCCACTGCTTCATCTACACATACGTTTACAAACAAAACGTTTGACGCAAATGGTACAGGTAACTCAATATCAAACATTGAAGTTGCTGATTTTGCTACAGGTGTTGTAGATACAGATTTAAGTTCAGTATCAGCAAGTGATGATACACTTGCCTCAGCAAAAGCAATTAAGGCTTATGTTGATTCACAAGTAACAGCTCAAGATTTAGATTTTCAAGCTGACACAGGTGGTGCTCTTTCTATAGATTTAGATAGTGAATCATTAACGTTTACTGGTGGTACAGGTATTGATACATCTGGTTCAGGTAATATTGTAACATTTGCTATCGACAGTTCAGTTACAACAAATACAGGAACACAAACACTTACAAACAAAACTATTGATACTGCTAATAACACGATTACAGTTGTAGAGGCAGATATTTCTGATTTACAATCATACATACTAGCTGATAGTTCTGATACGTTACAAAACAAAGGTATTAATTTAGCAAACAACACTTTAACAGGTACAACTGCTGAATTTAATACTGCTTTATCGGATGGTTCTTTTGCTACTTTAGCAGGTACAGAAACATTATCTAATAAAACACTTACAGAACCTAAATTTGCTGACGGTGGTTTTATTGCTGACGCTAATGGTAATGAGTTAATTCTTTTACAAACAACTACAAGTGCTGTAAACGAATTAGAAATTACTAACGCTGCTACAGGTAATGCCGTTCAGATTGCTACTTCAGGTGGTGATACAAACATTGACTTAAAAATCAGTCCAAAAGGTTCTGGTGTTGTTGATGTTGACTCAAGTAGAATTACAAACGTAACTGACCCATCAGGCGCTCAGGACGCTGCTACAAAAGCTTATGTAGATAGTGTCGCTAATGGTTTAGATGTAAAAGCTTCTGTTAGATATGCTTCAACAGCCAATGTTGCTGGAACATATGATAATGGCGCTGGTACAATTACTGCCGGTTCAAACGGTGCTTTATCAATTGATGGTCAAACTCCATCAACAAATGATAGAGTATTATTAAAAGATCAGTCAAGTGCTGTTCAAAACGGTTTATATAGAGTAACAACAGTTGGAGATGGTTCAAGTGCTTACGTATTAACAAGAACACCAGATGGTGACGAAGCTACAGAAATTACAGGCGGTGCTTTTGTATTCGTTGAAGAAGGTTCTGCTAATGCTGATAACGGTTATGTATTTACACATAACGGGACACCAACACTAGGATCAACTGATATTACAGTTGCTCAGTTCTCTGGTGCTGGCCAAATTTCAGCTGGTGATGCTTTAACAAAAACTGGTAATACTTTAGATGTTGCTGTTGATGATACTACAATTGAAGTATCTGGTGACGCTTTACAAGTTAAAGCTTCAGGTATCGGTACAAACCAATTAGCTGCTACAGCAGTTACAGAAGCTAAAATTGCTAATAACGCTGTTACAGTTGCTAAATTAGCAACAACTTTAGACTTATCATCTAATACAGTTACACTACCAAGTTCTTTTGTAACTACTACAGGTTCTCAAACATTAACAAACAAAACTATTAACGCTTCACAATTAGTTGATGGTTCAATTTCAAATGCTAAATTAGCAAATAGTTCATTTACAATTAGAGATGAAAGTTCTACTTCAGACGGCATATCACTAGGTGAAACATTGATTGTTACAGGTGGTGAGGGTATTGATACTACAATTTCATCAAATACTTTAACAATAGCAGCTGAATTAGCAACTACATCGAATAAAGGTGTAGCTTCATTTAGTTCAGATAACTTTACAGTTACATCTGGTGCTGTTACTGTTACAACAATTGATGGTGGAACATTTTAATTATTAATTTAGGAGATTAATAAGTGGCAACAATTATAAAATTAAAACGAAGTACAGTATCTTCAACAATACCTACTACAAGTGATTTGCAGGACGGTGAAGTCGCAGTAAATGTTGCTGATAAAAAACTATATGTTCGTAATGGTGCAAGTATAGTTGAAGTTGCTAATAATACTTCAGCAGGTTCTACAGATTTAACCAGTGTAGGAACAAATATTATAGGTGATACAGACAATACATATGATATTGGTTCTTTAACATCTACATTTAGAGATATATTTGTTGGAAGATCAATTAAAAGTAGATGTGATGTTTTTACGAGATCAGGTGGATTAGGTTCTGCCGTTGGTGAATTTGCTTTTAAAGTTAATTCAACAAGAAAATTATTTGATGAAGTTTACACTGCTTCAAGCGGCTTAAGTACAAAAGCAATCAATATAACTAATTTTGATGATAACAACCCAGCATATGAGTTTTAAGGAAAATTATGGCAGATAAAACACCAATAAGACTAGTATTAGACGGATCAAATAATCCTACAGGTATTGCTGAGTATCAATCAGGTGAAACAATACCAGTAGTATCAGGTGGTACAGGTTTATCATCGTTAGGTACTGCCGGTCAAGCATTAGTTGTTAATAGTGGAGCTGATGGTTTAGAATATACTACGATTGCTTCTACTATAACTTTAGCGGCAGACAGTGGTTCAAACGACACATATACAACAGGTGAAACTTTAACTTTTTCAGGATTATCAGGTATTACAACTACTGTTGCTGACAATTCAATTTCAATAGATTTAGATGACACTGCTGTAACGACAGGCAGCTATGGTTCAACAACAACTATTCCAACTTTTACAGTAGATCAACAAGGCCGTTTAACGGCAGCTAGTGAGGTAAATGTAGCTACTAATTTAACTATTAGAGATAGTTCATCTACAACTGATACAGTTTCTCTATTAACAGATACACTTACATTTGCTGGAACTTCAAATGAAATTGAAGCTGCTGTTACAAACAATACTGTTACAATAGGTTTACCAGATGATGTAACTGTAGGAAATAATTTAACAGTTACAGGTAATTTAACAGTAAATGGAACAACAACCACAGTATCATCAACTAATACAGTTGTTTCAGATAAACTACTTGAATTAGCAAATGGTGTGACAGGCACGCCGAGTGGTGATGTTGGTATAGTAATTGAAAGAGGTGATAGTGATAATGTGTTTATAGGTTTTGATGAATCTTCTGATGAAGTTACTTTTGGTACCGGTTCTTTTACAGGTGATTCTACAGGAAATTTAACACTTTCAGACGCAAATGTTCGTGTCGGTGGATTAAATGCCACAGGCAATACAACTTTAGATGGTGACGTTACAATAGGTGATAGTTCAGATGATACTATTACTGTAAATGGTAGATTTGCTACAGCACTTATACCTGATACAAATATAACATATGATTTAGGAACATCATCATTAAGATGGAGAGATATTTACTTATCAGGAAATACAATTGACTTGAATGGTGCTACAATTTCAGGTGACGGATCAGGCGCTATATCAATTTCGGCTACAGGTGCTACATTACCTGTTGGTTCAAAAGTTGGTACAGATGTAATCGCAAAGGCTGATGCTGCTACGGGTATCGCAGTTCGTTCAGTACCTTTGTTTACACAAGATGGTGGATTAATTACAGCAGCCATAACTTTTACTATGGCCGCTACTTCATCAAAAACAAGTGTATTTACACAATTTACAAAATCAGATGGAATTGCTCAAGGTAGATTTGAGTTATTTAGTTTTTAATGAATAATAAAAACATATAAATAGAAATAGGAGAATTTAAATGGCAGCAAAAGTACCAATAAGAACAGTATTTGACGGTGATGGAAACGCTACAGGTTTAGCAGAATTTCAATCCGGAGAATTTGTTGATTACGAACACGGCGGAACAGGTTTAGCAGCTTTAGGCTCAGCAGGACAGGTTTTAAAAGTTAACTCAGGCGGAACAGCTTTAGAATATGGAGCTGTTGAAGCGGTATTTAATATTGATGGAATGTCAGATGGTTCAGGTACAACTATTGTTGACGCTGATAAATTTGCTATTTCTGATAATGGTACTGAAAAATATGTACTCGCTAGCGATATTTCAACTTACATACAATCAGACGCTACAACTTTTTCAAATGTAACAACTGTAGGTGCTTTAGCAAGTGGTTCAATCACTTCAGGCTTTGGTACTATTAGCACAGGTAATAATATTACAACAACAGCAACTATTGAAGGAGCAACAATAACTGAAAATTCTACAAGAGTTGCTACACAACCGTTTGCTATTGCTCAAGCCATTGCTCTTGGATAATACTCCTACTGTATTATAAATAGTAGTAGTAAACAAAGGGAATGAAATGGCAACACCAGCTACAAGAGAAAATTTAAAACAATATGCTTTAAGGGCTTTAGGTAAGCCTGTTATTGAGATAAATGTAGATGATGATCAATTAGAAGATAGAATTGATGAAGCGTTACAATATTATGCTCAATTTCATTATGACGCTATTAGAAGAACATATTTAAAATATCAATATACACAAGCTGATAAAGATAGAATTACAGGTAATTCAAGTGAAACTGCCACAAAAAATTCTGTATCAACATCATGGTCCGAAGGTAATAATTACCTTGTGGTTCCTGAATCAGTAATTTCCGTAATCAATATATTCCCATTTTCAGATAAAGGTAATCTAAACTTATTTGATGTAAGATACCAATTAAGATTAAATGACCTTTATGATTTTTCTTCAACATCTATAGTTAATTATGATGTTGTATTAAGACATTTAGATTTTTTAGACCACATACTCGTTGGTGAAAAACCATTAAGATTTAATCAACACGATAATAGATTATATATTGATATGGACTGGAGTGAAGATTTACAAGTAGGAGAATACCTTGTTATCGAAGCTTACAGAAAACTTGATCCTGAAACATACACAGATGTTTATAATGACATTTATTTAAAAAGATATGTTACGTCTTTGTTTAAAAAACAATGGGGAGCCAATTTATCAAAATTTAATGGTGTAACAATGATTGGTGGTGTTTCTTTAAATGGCCAACAAATATATACTGAGGCACTTGCTGATATTGAAAAACTAGAACAAGATATAAGAAGTTCATATGAATTAAACCCAGCAATGATGATAGGATAATGCCATGGCAGTCAATCATTACTTCCAAGGTGGCAACGGTATCGGAAATACCAACGAAAAAAGATTACACGAAGATTTAATTATCGAAGGCCTAAAAATATACGGCTTAGACGTTTATTATTTACCAAGAACAATTGTCAATAGAGATTTAATACTAGGTGAAGATACAGCTAGTAGATTTGATGATTCATATTTACTTGAAATGTATATGGAAACTACTGAGGGTTTTGCTGGTGAACAAGATGTAATTAATAAATTTGGTTTAGAAATCAGAGAAGATACAACATTTATGTTGGCAAAAAGAAGATGGCAAGACGCTGTTGATTCTGCACATACAATGGTTGTAGAAGGCAGACCTAATGAGGGTGACATTATTTTTGTACCTTTAATGAATAGTTTTTTTGAAATACAATTTGTTGAAGACCAAGAGCCATTCTTTCAATTAGGAAATTTACCAGTTTATAAATTAAAAGCTACTAGATGGGAATACAGTTCCGAAAAAATTGATACTGGCATTACAGACATTGACGCTGCTGAAGACAAATACACATTAGATCAATTAGCACATCAAGTATCGTTAGAAAACGAATCAGGATCAATTGTTTTAGAAAATGATAGTGCTAGCGGCGATGTAAATTATATGTTACTAGAAACTTATGCTATACAAACACAATCGCCTTATGCCGATAATTTAGATTTAGATACTGAAGCTGGTTTTGATACTGCCTCTACAGCGGATGATATTTTAGACTTTACGGAGCGTAACCCATTTGGAGACGTGGACTTATAATGTTTGGACAATATTTTTATAACGAAAGTATGAGAAGAATGACCATTGCGTTTGGTCAAATTTTTAACAATATACAAATTAAAAGAAAAAACTCTAGTGATGATGTAGTACAATCAATTAGAGTACCATTAGCTTATGGACCTAAAGAAAAATTTTTAGTTAGGTTAGATCAACAACCTAGTTTAGATAACCGAGAGTTTGCTATAACTTTACCGAGATTATCTTTTGAAATATCAGGTATATCTTATGATGGTTCTCGTAAATTAACAAGAGTTCAAAAATACAAATCAGTTAAAACAGACGCTGAAGGTAAAATATTAAATTATAATTATACACCTGTGCCATATAATATATCATATAATTTATATGCCTTTACAGCAACGGCTGAAGGTGGTTTACAAATTGTAGAACAAATATTACCTTTTTTTCAACCTGATTATACAGTTACAGTAAACGCAATACCTGAATTAGATATAAAAAAAGATGTACCTATTGTTTTAAATAGTGTAAACTATGAAGATACTTATAGTGGTGATTTTACATCTCGTAGAGCCGTTATATATACATTAGGATTCACCGCTAAAACATACTTATTTGGTCCTGCTTCGACACAAAAAGTTGTTAAAGAAGTAAAATCAGATTTATATTCTGATACTGATATTACTAATAAAGCGAGAGAAGAAAGAATTATAGTTGTGCCTGATCCTACTAGTGCTGACGCAGATGATGATTTTGGTTTCACAACAACAATACAAACATTTAATGATGGTAAAAAATATAACCCAACAACTGACAATGATGAATAATTATGAGCAAACTCGAAGAAAAAGTTAATGAGATACTAGGTATCGAACCTAAAGAACCTAAAGAACAAAAAGAATTTAAACCTTTAGTACCTCGTAAAGAAGATGAAAATAAAGCTGATGTGGATAATGATTACAAATACAGCAGAGAAAATTATTATAATCTAATTGAAAGAGGACAAGAAGCTATTGAGGGTATATTAGATATAGCAAAAGAAGGACAACATCCTAGAGCATATGAAGTTGCTGGACAACTAATAGGTCAAGTAGCAGGTACTGTAGATAAATTACAAGACTTACAAAAAAAATTAAAAGATTTAAAAGACTTGCCTAAATCAGCAAATAACAATATTAAAAATGCTCTCTTTGTAGGTTCTACAGCAGAGTTACAAAAGATGTTGAAAAAAGATGAAGATACTAAAGTCAAAGACATTACACCTGAAAAAGACGACACTAAAAATAAGTGATTTGTTGTATAATAAACATTATGAAAAATATAATGTAATTTTAGATCAAGGTGTTGAAGAGATAAAAGATATAATGATTGATCCTATCGAAGTTATAAAACACTCACTTAGTAATTCAAAAAGGTACGGTGCTGATGGCAAACCCTATTTAGAAAAACTATATAGTGTTCATAAAGGCAGTCAAAGAGTTACACAAGCTAAAAAATTAGGTTATACACATATAGAAGGAATTATTTTAAATGTCTAATGATGCATACTTAGGAAATCCTAATCTTAAAAAGGTAAATACACCTGTTGAATATACACAGGAGCAAATTATTGAATATCAAAAGTGTGCTAAAGATCCATTATATTTTATGGAAAATTATATTAGGATTGTTTCACTTGATGAAGGACTTGTACCTTTTAAGATGTATGACTTTCAAAAGAAAATTGTTGAAACAATACACAACAATAGATTTACCATATGTAAATTACCAAGACAGTCAGGTAAATCAACAACAACTATTTCTTATCTTTTACATTTTGCCTTGTTTAATCCAAACTCAAATATAGCTTTACTTGCCAACAAATCATCTACTGCTAGAGATATATTAAGTAGATTACAATTAGCATATGAAAACTTACCAAAGTGGATGCAACAAGGTGTTATTAATTGGAACAAAGGTAATATTGAATTAGAAAATAAATCAACCATTGTGGCGGCCGCTACTTCGTCAAGTGCTATTCGAGGTGGTTCATATAACATAATATTCCTTGACGAGTTTGCTTTCGTGCCTACAAATATTGCCGAGTCTTTCTTTAGTTCAGTTTATCCTACAATCTCATCTGGTAAAAATACAAAGATGATTATAGTATCAACACCTTACGGTATGAATCAGTTTTACAAACTATGGACAGACGCTGAAAATAAAAGAAACGATTATATACCAATTGAAGTTCATTGGTCAGAAGTTCCTGGCAGAGATGATGAATGGAAAGAACAAACAATTAGAAATACATCACCTGAGCAGTTTCAACAAGAGTTTGAATGTGAATTTTTAGGCTCAGTAAACACACTTATAAGTCCTGCTAAAATTAAAAATATGGCTTATATGAATCCTATCAAATCATCAGGCAGTATAGAAATTTTTGAGGAACCTATCAAAGGTCGAACATATGTGTGTACAGTTGATGTAGCAAGAGGTGTAGATAAAGATTACTCAGCATTTGTAGTATTTGATGTCACAAAAATGCCTTACAAGGTGGTGGCCATCTATAAAGATAATGAAGTGAAGCCTTTTGTCTTTCCAAATATTATAGAACAAGTTTGTAAAGGATACAATAGAGCTCATATATTAACTGAAGTCAATGATATAGGTCAACAAATTGCTGAAGCTTTACAGTTTGAAATAGAGTATGATAATTTAATGATGACAACTCAAAAAGGAAGAGCTGGTCAAATATTAGGTGCTATGTATAGTGGTAGAGGCACATCTTTAGGTGTTCGTATGACTAAACAAATTAAACGAATTGGTTGTGCTAATATTAAGACACTTATTGAGGGTGATAAACTCTTAATAAACTCATTTAAGATTATTGAAGAAATATCAACATTTGCTAAAAGAGGCCAAAGTTATCAGGCTGAAGATGGTTCAAATGATGACTTAATGATGTGTTGTGTCATATTTGGTTGGGTATCTAATCAACCTTACTTTAAAGAGTTGACCAATACAAATGCTCGTCAACAAATGTACGTAGAACAACAAAATCTAATAGAACAAGATATGGCACCGTTTGGTTTTGTTGATGATGGTACACCAGACCACGAACAATCATTTTCAGATGAATATGGAACAGTTTGGCATCCTGTTGTAAGAAAAGGACAATAAACTACAGTTTTTCATTATTATAAATATCTGTATAACAAAATTTAACTATGGGCGTAAGAAAACTTACGAGTTTTGATTAAACAAATGATAATTAGCTAATTAAGAGGAGAAAACCTATGGCATTTCAAGTATCACCAGGTGTTCTCGTACAGGAAAAAGACTTAACAAGAATTATTCCTGCTGTATCAACATCTATTGGAGCGGTTGCTGGTCAATTCGCAAAAGGACCTGTAGATGAGATAGTCGCAATCTCTAGCGAACAAGAGTTAGTAGATACATTTGGTAAGCCAGATTCAAATAACTTTGAATATTTTTTTAGTGCTTCCAACTTTCTACAATACTCTAACGCATTGAGAGTAGTACGAGCAAACAATACATCATTAACAAACGCTTCATCAAGCGGATCAAGTACGTTGATTAAAAATGTTGATGATTACGAAAATAATTACGCAGATGGTTCAGGCGTAGTAGGAACTTTTGCTGCTAAAACAGCAGGAGTATGGGGTAATAATTTACTTGTTTCTACTTGTCCTTCAGCAACTGCTTATGAGCAAACTTTACCTTCAGACAATCAAATCAATGACACATTATCAGTAGGCGACACAACTGTTACTGTTGATGATGGTACAGAATTAAATATAGGCGACATTGTAGAATTTTCATCTACAACTGCTGGTTCTGATTTTGACACTGGAGAAAAATATAGAATAACAAACATAGCAACAAACGATTTAACAATCGTACAACATCCAAGAGGAGAAGGTGGTTTACAAACTGCTTATCCAGATGGTGCTAGTATCAAAAGAAGATGGAGATACTATGACTCAGTTGATGGTGCTCCAGGAACTTCAACATGGACTTCGACAAGATCAGGTTCAGGTGATGAAATACACGTTGTAGTCGTTGACGAAGACGGTGGTATTTCAGGTGTTCCAGGTACAGTTTTAGAAACTTTTTCTAAAGTATCTAAAGCTGCTGACGCAAAAACTCCACAAGGAGATACTAACTACTATCCAACTGTAATTAAAAATCAATCTAATTACATTTATTGGATGGATCACAATACATCAGGTACTAACTGGGGTAACAACGCAAGTGGAACAACTTTCACAAGTGTAACTACTCCTACAAATGAGTCACTATCAGGTGGTTCAGATGGTACTGCTGTAACAACTGGTCAACTAAAAACAGCGTATGAGAAATTCCAAGACGCTGAAACAGTTGATGTGGGTTTAATCATCGCATGTAAGGGTGACGCAACACACATTGATAACTTAATTACAATTGCTGAAAATAGAAAAGACGCAATTGTATTTGCTTCACCAGAAAGATCAGATGTAGTTAATGTTACTAACTCAAATACACAGACAACTAATGTTATCAATTTCTTTGATAGTATTAATTCATCAAGTTATGTTGTATTTGATAGTGGTTACAAATATTGTTACGACAGATACAATGACGTTTACAGATTTGTACCATTAAACGGAGACATTGCTGGTCTAGCGGCTAGAACTGATTTAATCGCTGACGCATGGTACTCACCTGCTGGTTTCAACAGAGGTATCATAAGAGGCGCTGTTAAATTAGCGTACAATCCAACAAAAGCTCAGAGAGACCAATTATATCCTAAGAGAGTAAATCCTGTATCAACATTCCCAGGACAAGGTACTGTCTTATTTGGAGATAAAACTGGTTTATCTTCTCCAAGTGCTTTTGATAGAATAAACGTAAGAAGACTTTTCATTACTTTAGAAAAGGCTATCTCTACAGCTTCTAAATTTCAATTGTTCGAGTTTAACGATGAGTTTACAAGAGCAAACTTTAGAAATATTGTAGAGCCATTCTTACGAGAAGTACAAGGTCGAAGAGGTATCACAGACTTCTTAGTAGTATGTGATGAAACTAACAACACAGGCGAAGTAATTGATAGAAATGAGTTTGTAGCAGAAATCTTTGTGAAACCTGCTAGAAGTATCAACTTTATCACACTTCAATTTGTGGCAACAAGAACTGGCGTGGCTTTTGAAGAAGTCGCAGGTTAATAGTAGAGAAGGAGAATAACAATGCCAAATATAAATGACTTCAAAGCTAAACTTGCTGGCGGCGGCGCTAGAGCCAATCAGTTTAAGGTAACAATGCCTTTTCCTGGTTACGCACAAGTTGGTGGCGAAATAGAAGACTTAGCGTTTTTATGTAGAGGTGCTCAACTTCCTGGAATGCAGGTAGCAACAATACCTGTAAACTTTAGAGGAAGAGCGGTTAAAATCGCAGGTGACAGAACTATCCCTAGTTGGACAGTTACAGTCTTAAATGATACTAACTTTAAGTTAAGAAATGCTTTCGAAAGATGGCAAAATGGTATCAATAACATGACTGATAACGAAGGATTAACAAATCCTGTTGACTATCAAGTGGATGCTTTTGTCGATCACCTTGACAGAAACGGTAATACTATCAAATCATACACTTTGAGAGGTGCTTTTCCAATCAATATAAGTGCTATAGACTTAGATTTTGATGAAAAAACTGAAGTCGAAACATTTACAGTTGAGATGGAGTACCAATACTTTGAAACAAATACTACTACTTAAAAACTTGTATAAGTAGTATAGTAAACAAAGGAATTAAATTATGGCTGAATTATTTGGATTTAGTATTACGAGGGCTAAGAAACAGCCTGATCCAAAACAAAGCTTCACAGCTAAACAAGCGGACGACGGTACAACAACCGTCGCCGCTGGTGGCTATTTTGGTCAGTACCTTGACATGGAGGGTACTGCTAAGACCGAGGCGGATCTAATACGAAGATATAGAGAAATAGCATTACACCCCGAATGTGATATGGCAATCGAAGATATTATCAACGAGGCTATCGTTGCTAATGAACTTAAAGATGCTGTTAGGGTTAATGTAGAAGGATTACCTTACGGAAAAGAAGTAAGAAGAAAAATAGAAGACGAATTTAAAAATGTGTTGAGAATGTTAAACTTCAACACAAGAGGACATGATATTTTTAGAAGATGGTATGTTGATGGTAGATTATACTATCAAAAAATTATTGACAGAGACAATCCAAAAAATGGTATCTCAGAATTAAAATATATAGATCCTCGTAAAATTAAAAAAATTAGAGAAGTAAGAAAGAAAAGACCTGACGGTCCTGTCCCACAACAATTAACTGTTATAGATGAGTTTGTTGAATACTTTTTATTCAACGAAAAGGGTGTTGTAGGTTCTACTTCAGGTATGGGTATTAAAATCGCACCTGACACGATTGCTTTTTGCCCAAGTGGTTTAATAGATCAAAATAAAAATATGGTCTTGTCTTATTTACATAAGGCAATTAAACCTGTTAATCAATTAAGAATGATTGAAGACGCAGCTGTTATTTACAGAATAGCGAGAGCACCAGAAAGAAGAATATTTAAGATTGACGTTGGTAATCTACCAAAAGTAAAAGCTGAACAATACTTACGTGATGTAATGGCAAGATATAGAAATAAACTTGTTTATGACGCTTCTACTGGAGAAGTAAGAGACGATAGAAACTATATGTCAATGTTAGAAGACTTTTGGTTACCAAGCAGAGAGGGTGGTAGAGGTACTGATATTTCTACACTTCCTGGTGGGCAAAACCTTGGTGAAATTACAGATATTGAATACTTTAGAAGTAAACTATATCGAAGTTTAAATGTACCTGTAAGTAGATTAGAATCTTCTCAAGGTTTTAATTTAGGAAGAGCTTCTGAAATTACAAGAGACGAACTTAAATTTACTAAATTTGTTCAAAGATTAAGAAAGAAATTTACTGAACTATTTAATGATATTTTAAGAACACAACTTGTATTAAAAAATATAATTTCTGAAGATGATTGGCAACTAGTAAGAGATTCAATTCAATATGATTTTGTACAAGATGGACATTTTGCTGAATTAAAAAATACAGAATTGATGAGAGAAAGATTACAATTGGCTAATGAAATGAGAGATTATATTGGTAAATTTTTCTCTGTTGATTATGTTAGAAAAAACATATTGAAACAAAACGAAAGAGAAATTGAAGATATTGATAAACAAATTAAAAAAGAAATTAATGATGGAATTATTGCTAGCCCTACGGCTCAAAATTCCGATATTGATAATATGTAAAAGGAGTAAAAATGACTGAAAAAACTAAAGAATTTTTAGACAAATTGGCTAACGGAAGTAATGTAGAAGCTGGCGAGGCTTTTAAAGACGCTTTACGTATGAAAGTTGGTGATGCTTTAGATAACGCTAGAAAAGATATGGCCGCTAACATGTTTAATGCTGCTAATCCAGAACCGGTAAGTTATAGTGAACCAAAACCTGAAGTTGCTGATCCAATAGTTGCGACAGCTAATGACGGACAGGCAGAAATGGACTTAACACAAGGTACAGACACAAATGTTGAAAGTCAGCCAGATAGTTAAGACAAATAAAAATATTGACTCAAAGACTTATGATAGTCTTTCGCCTTTAATGAAAGAGGCCGTTAATGATGTTATAAAACTAATTGAAAATAAAGGCAACTTAATATTAAATGTAGAAAACGCAGTTGATAAAGTTGCTCATTTTCATAATATTAATAAAGAAGAACTATATAAATTTATTGAAAACCAAACTAACGAAGAACTAGGAGTGTAAAGAAACTATGGCTATTACAACTAAAATATTGTCAGATACAAAAACACATGCCAAAGTATTACTCACTTTTGATAATGACTCTGCTACTACAGCTACAGCTGTTGACGCAAGTGGTTTAAGTGGGCATGCTAACGGCGCTAAACTACATATCACACACATTAATTATGGTATAACAGGTAGATTACAATTACAATTTAAAGGATCTTCAGCAGATGTTGAGGCAATTAATTTATCAGGCGCTGGAATTTATTACGGTGCTGTAATTAAAAATACTGCTACAAATACTACAGCTACTGGTGGAGATGTTGAGGGCGTAACAGTAGGTGCTACAGGTTATGCTTTATTAACATTACAAAAAATTGGTATGGGTGAAAACTCATAATGACTATCACTACTGAAAAGTTAGTTGATGATAATTTTAAAATTATTGTCAATTCTAATGGAGTAGGTAGTGAAATCAATCAAAAATTAGTTGATGTTGTAAATTCAAACAACGCTTCTAGTGAACCAAAAGTTTCAATAGCAAATGTTGTTTATGAAATTATAGGTACAGGCGAGGTAACATTATTTTTTGAAAATGATAATACAAAAGAAGTAATATTATCTGGACGTGGAAACTATGGTTTAAAACCAAATGAAGAAAAAATTAAAGATGTTGTTGGTAACATTTTATTAGATAGTGACTCTGATGTTATCAAATATAATTTAGTAATAGAGACACATAAGGAATCGGGATATACAAATGGCTGATATAGTAACAACGCAAACAATAGCTGATACATCTGGTGTTAAGTTTGTAACTAAATTAACAAACATTTCAGATGGCACAGGAGAAACTTTGGTCAAAAAGGTTGACGCTTCTGAATTAACTTTTATGACTGAAGATGGTAATAGAAAAATTGCTAAAATTTGGTATTCAATTAATACAGCTAATTCAAAATCAGGTGTGGAATTAATTTGGGATGGTGTTACAAACGCTACTGCTTTATTTTTATCTGGTAATGGATATTGGGATTTGAGAGCAGCTGGAAACAGTATAGGTAACAGTGCTACAACACCAACTGGCGATGTATTATTATCAACTAAAAATTTTGCTAATGGAGATAACTACAGTTTAGTAATTGAATTTAGATAATTTATGTTAGATGACTTTATATTAGAGTCTTCAATTGATTTAAAAATTTGTGATGAATTGGTTGAAGAGTTGGATAATAATCCTCTTTCACAACCAGGTGTTATGAGTGGCGGTGTAGTGGATAAAGACTCAAAAGATTCTATTGATTTAACACATCCGTATTTTAAAGATAAAACTTTAGCTCAAAGATACATAGATGAACTTAGTAAAGTATTATCTGTATATAAACAAAAGTACAAATATTCTGATATAAGACAGCATTATTATTATGTTGAGGCTGTTAATATACAAAAATATCCGATAGGTGGTGGTTTTAAAAAATGGCATTATGAAGAATCTGGAGTTTTTTTAGACTTACACAGACATTTGGTTTATATGACTTATTTGAATGATGTTGAAGATGGTGGTACAGATTTCTTATATCAAAATAAAACTGTAAAATCTGTAAAAGGTAAGACTATAATTTGGCCAGCTGGTTGGACACACACTCATAAAGGTCAAGTTTCAAATACAAAAGTTAAATACATTGTTACAGGTTGGTTTACATATGATCATAAAAGAGCCGAATATAAGCGTTCTAAAGACTAAAAGATGTATAAATAGTTAGTACAAAAAGAGAGAGAATTATGAAATTAATTTCCGAAGAGGTCACACAAGCCGAATATCTTATCGAAGAAAATAACGGTAAGAAAGAATATAAAATTAAAGGTGTCTTTTTACAATCTGAAATAAAAAATAGAAATGGACGTGTCTATCCTGCAGACATACTTGAAAGAGAAGTAAGAAGATATAACAAAGAGTTTATCAATAAAAATAGAGCATTTGGTGAGTTAGGGCATCCTGACGGACCAACTGTAAATTTGGAAAGAGTTTCACATATGGTGAAAAAACTTTATCCAGATGGTAAAAATTTTATTGGTGAAGCAAAAATTATGGACACCCCTTATGGTAAGATCGTAAAAGGTCTAATTGACGAGGGCGCTCAACTTGGAGTATCAAGTAGAGGTATGGGTTCATTAGTAAGTAGAAATGGTGCTAACTATGTCAAAGATGACTTCTATTTAGCTACCGCTGCTGACATTGTAGCAGATCCATCTGCTCCTGACGCTTTCGTAGAAGGCATTATGGAAAACAAAGAATGGGTTTGGGATAATGGTATTTTAGTTGAAAAAGACATTGAAGCTTGGAAACTAGAAATAATAAAAACTAAGAAAAGATCACTTGAAGAACAAAAACTAAAAGTGTTTAAAAACTTTCTTGGAAAACTTTAATTTTATAAATATCTAGTACAGAGAGTAAATAACTAGTTATTTTAATTATTAATTAATAAGGAGATTCTCAATGGCCGAAACAGAAAAAAATATTGAGGTTATGGAACAGGACGCTGTTAAAGAAGTTAGTGAAGCTAATGCTGCTAACCCTATGGCAGATGCCCCTAAGAAAAACGCTGTTGAAGCTGAAGCTTCAAAAATCATGTCTATGGCAGATTATGAAGATTTAGGAAAAGCGGTTACTAAACCGACTGACAGCAATCCAGACGCTTCAAAAAAGACAAAACAAGTTTCTGGTGATCCTCAACAAAAAAGTCAAGGTAGTGCTGACGCAACGCCAAAACTAAAAGAGGAAGAAACTAAAGACGAATCGGATAAAGAAGAAGTAAAAGAAGGCGAAATGCCAAAAGCAGCTTTAGACGCTTTGAAAAAGAAGCAAGAAAAAGAAGAAGGCTATGGTATGAAAGCTAAAAAAGAAATGTCACACGAAGATGAAAAGAAAAAAGACATGAAAGAAGATACAATTGATGTATCTGCTGATGTTGACGCTTTAGTCGGTGACGCTGATTTATCTGAAGAGTTTAAAGAAAAAGCTGCTACAATTTTTGAAACTGCTATTAAAGCAAAAGTAAAAGAAGAGCAAGCGAAACTTGAAGAAGAATACAAAGCGAAATTAGACGAAAATACTGAATCATTCAAAGCTGAATTAACTGAAAAAGTTGACTCTTACTTAAACTACGTTGTAGAAGAGTGGATGAAAGAAAATAATTTAGCAATTGAAAGAGGTATTAAAGGCGAAATCGCTGAGGACTTTATATCTGGTCTTAAAAAATTATTTGAAGACCACTATATAGACGTACCTGACGAAAAATATAATGTATTAGAAGATCAAGCTAATAAGATTGAAGAGTTAGAAAAGAAACTTAACGAATCAATCGAAGACACTGTTAAATTAAAATCTGAAAACAATGTACTGACAAGAAAAGATATTATAGACGAAGTATCTTCAGGTCTTGTTGACACTGACAAAGAAAAATTTAACAAATTAGCTGAAGAAGTAGATTATTCTAATGCTGGTGAATTTAGAAGCAAAGTAGAAACTATTAAAGAATCTTACTTTGGTTCAAAAAAGATTTCATCAAACAATAATATTGATGAAGTAGCTGCTGGTGGAGAAACAGAAAATGTTGATCTATCTAAAGCTATGGCTGCTTATACGGCCGCTATCAGTAAAACTAAAGACGTGAAAGCGTCATAATTAAATACGAGGAGACACAAAAATGTATTTATCTGAACAATTAATACAAAAGTGGCAGCCTGTACTAGAACACGCAGAACTTCCAAAAGTTACTGACAGTTATAGAAAAGCGGTCACAGCTGTAATCTTGGAAAACCAAGAGAAAGCAATGAAGGAAGATGCTTCTTTCTTATCTGAGGCTGCGCCTACTAACAGTACAGACGCTACTTCAATTCAAAATTGGGATCCAATCCTAATTTCATTAGTAAGAAGAGCAATGCCAAATCTTATAGCATATGACATTTGTGGTGTACAGCCAATGACTGGACCTACAGGTTTAATTTTTGCTATGAGAGCAAAATACACATCACAAGCTGCTGCTAACGAAGCACTATTTGCTGAAGCTGACTCAGATTTCTCTGGTAGAAATGCTGCCGGTTCATCTGTAGATGGTTTCTCATCAACTGCTCAAGCTGGTACTAATCCAGGTGTATTGAACAGCTCACCGGCTGGAACGTACACTCAAGGTACTGGTATGTCAACAGCTGCTGCTGAAGCATTAGGTGACTCTGCTGGTAACGCATTTGCTGAAATGGCTTTCTCAATTGAGAAATCTACAGTAACTGCTAAATCAAGAGCTCTTAAAGCTGAATACACTATGGAACTTGCACAAGACTTAAAAGCAATCCATGGTTTAGACGCAGAAACTGAACTTGCTAATATCTTATCTGCTGAGATCCTTGCGGAAATCAACAGAGAAGTTGTAAGAACAATTTACATCAACGCAGAAAAAGGTGCTAGTGCTAACACTGGTACTGTGAACACAACAACTGAAGGAATCTTTGACTTAGATACTGACTCAAACGGTAGATGGTCTGTTGAAAGATTCAAAGGTTTAATGTTCCAAGTTGAAAGAGAAGCAAATGCTATCGCACAAAGAACAAGAAGAGGAAAAGGTAACATCATTATCTGTTCTTCAGATGTTGCTAGTGCTTTACAAATGGCAGGTGTTTTAGATTACAACCCAGCGTTAAACAACAATCTACAAGTTGACGACACAGGTAATACTTTTGCTGGTGTATTAAACGGTAGATACAAAGTGTACATTGATCCGTACTCAGCTAACAATACAGCAATTCAATACTTTGTTGTAGGTTACAAAGGTACATCTGCTTATGACAGTGGTTTATTCTACTGCCCATACGTACCACTACAAATGGTAAGAGCAGTTGGTCAGGACACTTTCCAACCGAAAATTGGTTTCAAAACTAGATACGGTTTACAAGCAAACCCATTTGCTGAAACTGGAGCTACAGATGCAAACGCAATTATTAACGGTGCTGGTTCTGCTAACTCAAACAGATACTACAGAAGAGTACAAATTACAAACTTAATGTAATATTTGTTAACACGAATACGAAAAAGGGCGGCTTAAAAACCCGCCCTTTTTTTATGCATTAAATAAAAGACAATTATGAAAAAAATACTAATACAGTACCTCTACATATTCATCATATCATTAATAATGTTATGTGTTTTTACGCTGGTAAATGCTTGTGAAGTAGAAGAAATTAAAGTAGATAAAACACTACCTATATGTGAAGAATTACAGGTATCTACTGAAGAAAATCCATGTAAAAAAAGTGGCGAAAGCATTAGTGTAATAAGTGAAGCAATTAAGAAACTTGGTGAGTCCGGAACACTACCAAAATAGCATATAAATAGTATTATGACAGTTACAAACTCATATTTAAGACAACCAACTAAACAAGATTATGCTAGTCCTACACAGTTTAAGTTTAGTATAATTAAGTTACCTAAAGTAGAATATTTTTGTACATCAGTTAACATACCTGGTATTACATTAGGTGGTAATATGACACAGGCTACGCCTTTAAAAGATATTCCAATACCTGGTGATAAGTTAACTTATGAACCTTTAACTATGACTTTTTTAGTTGACGAAAATTTAGAGAACTTTCAGGAAATACATGGTTGGTTGGTCGGATTAGGGTTTCCAAGAGATTATTCAGAATTTAGATCACTTGCTGACGCCGGTAATGATAGATTTCCAGGAACCACTGGAAGTGTTTCTACAGAGCCAGGCAAGGTGAAATATGGCGCTAGTAAAGCGGGTGGAGTTTATTCAGACGCAACACTTACCGTTTTGACTAGTAAGAACAATGCTCAATTAGAAGTTAGATTTAGAGATATATTTCCTGTTGGATTAACGTCATTACAATATGATCAACAAGCAGCTGATGTAGAATATTTGACAGCTACTGTTACATTTAATTATCAAATTTATGATTTTGCTACTGTTGGTGCCTCAACAACCACAGTAACAACATCGTAATAACCTTTACAAAATAAGGTTTTTATGATATAATACGAGTATAGAATGGAGTTATTATGACACTTGAAGAGTTACAAAATCAGGCAGAAAAAGACCTTAAAATAAACGACACAGAATTAGATTTAGAATCATTAAAAACACCACAGTTACATAATCAATATTTAAAACACTTAACTAAATTTAAGTTAATGTTAAGTAGAACTGAAACAGAGTATAATGTAATGAAAAGGGAAAAATGGGAATACTACACAGGTAAAGCGCCTGCTGAAGTTTATGCTCAAAAACCTTTTGATTTGAAAATACTTAAAACGGATATAGACAAGTATTTAGAGTCAGATAATGAACTACAAAAATTGAAACAAAAAGTTGATTACCTAAATACAGTAGTAGATTTTTTAGATAGGACTATACGATTAATATCAAATAGAGGATTCACTATTAAAAACGCAATTGATTGGCGTAAATTTACTAGTGGAGCAATATAATGGCGAATGGTATCAAATTTAATTATTGGTATTTTAAGAGTGCTTTATCAGATGAAGTTTGTGATAAAATTTTAAAAATTGGAAATAAATTAATAGATGAAGCAAAAAAAGAAGGAAAAAATACATTAGCTTCAACGGCAGGTCAAAGACAAAAATCAGGTGATAAGTCTGGCCAAATATCAGCTGGTCATAAAACTATAGAAGAATTAAAAAATGAATTAGGCGATGATTTAGAAAAACAAACTTATATTAGAGATAGTGAAGTTTCTTGGTTAGATGATAAGTGGATTTTTGATAAGTTACAACCCTATGTTAGAGTTGCTAATGAAAGTGCTGGTTGGAATTTTGATTGGGATTTTAGTGAATCAATACAATTTACAAAATATGGCATAAATCAATATTACGGCTGGCATACAGATGCAGGTATGTGTCATCACGCAAAATATAAAAAATTTATACCAGGTGTTTCGCCTGTAAATGATAAAGGAGAACGACTGCCTTTATTTGTAGATAATGATAATTTAGTAGGTAAAATAAGAAAATTGTCAATGACTGTTAACTTAACTAAACCAGGTGAATATGAGGGTGGTAATTTAAAGTTTGATTTTGGTCCTCATAGTGAGGGTGAAAGATTCCATGAGTGTGAAGAAATAAGACCTAGAGGTTCTATCATAGTTTTTCCATCTTTTCTCCATCATCAAGTAACACCTGTTACTAAAGGTACTAGATATTCTTTAGTAATGTGGAATTGTGGATATCCATTTAAATGATAAACGAAAAATCAAAACAAGCATTTAAAGAACACAAGTATGTTGTTGTCAAAAATTTTATTGACAAACATTTAGCTAATTTCTTGTACTATCATGCTCTACACAATAGTGAGAGATTACAAACTGTAAAAACAACTGGAGATCCTATATTAGTTGATAATATCTTTAAAAAAGGTGCTATCTTAAAAAACTATATGATGCATCGTTATGGACAAGATGACGATATTCAAGCTCCAGGAGCCTTTTCATTATATGGTGACCCAGCAATGGACAATTTGTTGTTGATGTCAGTAGAAAAAGCAATGCAATTTACAGGTTTGACTTTGAAACCTACTTATAGTTATCATAGATTGTATAAAACAAATAATGATTTAAAACCTCATATTGACAGACCTAGTTGTGAAATTTCAGCAACAATGTGTTTAGGATATGATATTTCAAACTTAGATGAATCTTGGAAAGATTGGAATTGGCCTATGTTTATAGACGGTGTACCTTTACATTTAGAGCCAGGAGATATTATATTTTATAGAGGCTGTGAAGTAAAACACTGGAGAGAAGAATTTCCAGGTATCAATCACGCACAAGTTTTTTTACATTATAATGAAGTTGGTGGTAATATGGAAGAAAAAGCTTCTGAAATAGGACAAGACTTGTTATTTGACACTAGACCTTTCTGTGGTTTGCCTGCTTATTTTAAAGGCATATATAAAAAATAATTTATTTTTATTATGACCACAACTAGATATTTAATCATTGATAAACCTAATGAAGTCTATTTAAAAATAGAGGCAGACGCTGATATTAGAAGAGAACTTGGTGAGTATTTTACATTTGAGGTACCAGGTTATAAATTTATGCCTCAGTATCGTAATCGAGTTTGGGACGGAAAAATTAGATTATTCTCTTATGCGACCGGACAAATTTATGCTGGTCTTTATCCCTATATTTTAGATTGGTGTAAAAATAATGATGTTCAAGTTGTTGATGGAACTAAAATTAAAGATACAACAGTAGATGATAAAAAAGTAGATAATCTAATAAAAGCTCTTAAATTGCCACATGAAGTTAGAGATTATCAGAAAGAAGCCTTTAAATATTCTATACAAAAAGATAGATGTTTACTTGTTTCTCCCACAGCTTCAGGTAAATCACTTATCATATACTTAATATTAATCTTTAATTTATTAAGATTAAAAGATACTAAACAAGATAAAATATTAATTATAGTACCAACAACATCACTTGTAGAACAATTATTTAAAGATTTTAAAGATTATGGTTACAATAGTGATCGTAATGTTCACAGAATTTATCAAGGCCACGAAAAAGAAACTAATAAAAGGGTTGTTATAACTACCTGGCAATCAGTATATAATATGCCTAAAAAATGGTTTTCGGATTTTGGTATGGTTATAGGTGATGAGGCACATCTATTTAAGGCCGTTTCACTTACAAAAATTATGACAAAACTTGTCAAATGTAAATATAGAGTTGGTCTTACAGGTACCTTAGATGGCACAAAAACACATAAACTTGTATTAGAAGGATTGTTCGGTACGGTAAATAAAGTTGTATCAACAAGTGAGTTACAAGAAAAGAAACAATTAGCAGATTTAAAAATATTTTGTCTAATATTACAATATGATAATGATTCTAAACATTTTTTAAAAGATAAAAATTATCAGGAAGAAATGGATTTTTTAGTTTCCAATGAAAAAAGGAATAAATATATTAGGAATCTTTGTCTTTCATTACAAGGCAATTCTTTATGTTTATTTCAATACGTTGAAAAGCACGGTGAGATTCTTAAAGAATTAATCGAAGATAAAGCACAGGATAAAAAAGTGTTTTATGTACACGGAGGTGTAGAGGCCGATGAAAGAGAAAAGATTAGAGAAATTACAGAAAAATCCGATAATTCTATTATTATTGCTTCTTTTGGCACTTTTTCCACTGGCATTAATATTAGGAATTTACACAACATTATTTTCGCTTCTCCTTCTAAAAGTCGGATCAGGAATCTTCAATCTATTGGTCGGGGTCTTCGTTTAAAAGATAATAAATCAGAGGCAACTTTATATGATATTGCTGACGATATATCATACAACGGTAAAGAAAATTACACTTTGGCTCATTTCCGTGAACGTATAAATATTTACAATGATGAACAATTTAATTACGAAATACATAATATAGAATTAAAGTAATGCATCAACCTATGGAAAAAAACATAAAAATAGTAAAGTTAGATAATGGAGATGACATTGTTTGTTCTTTTCCTAAAGATCAACTAAATGAAAAAACAGGTCTAATAAGGTTAGTAAAACCTCTATTAATTAAATATGTGCCACAATTAACTTCACAAGGTTTAAAAGACTATGTGGCATTAATTAAATGGGCGGCTTATACAAACGATGAAATAATTACAATACCAATTAGAAAAATTATGACTATAACAAATGCTTCTGCTGAAATGACTAAAAGTTTCAATCATATGTCAAATGAATATAAAAAAATTCAGTCTCCGAAAAAGAAAGAAGACTATGATAGAACCTTTTTCTCCAAAGAAGATAATGATAAAGTTAATGAAATATTTGATGAATTTGAAGATGGTACAGAGCCTGAAGGAACCTTACATTAATTTATTAGGAGCTCCCTCAAATCACTCGCTACACGCTCCATTATACACACAAACTTTTAAAAGTCAATGCTGATATGAAAAAAAGTGAATGGATAATAAAAGCAACATATAATAGTGACAATCCTAAAAAGTATTGTCAAAATGTATACCCTTTTAAGGGAACTCCTAAACAATTAGAAAAGCGTATTTGGAAACATTACAATGAAAACTTTGATGAGTATGGCAAAGCAGAAGCTGTAGAAGTAGAATTAATTAAGGATTAATTAGCTCAAAACATTGACATTTTGATACAAATATAGTATATTAATATTATGAATACAAAAACGAAAAAAGAACATTACGTAAATAACGCTGAATTTTTAGAGGCAATGAAAGCCTACAGAAAAAGATGTAATGAAGCAAAAAAAACTGGTAAAGAAAAACCACCAGTTGACAATTATCTAGGTAGTTGTTTTCTTAAAATTGCTAATCATCTATCTTATAGACCCAACTTTATTAACTATACATTTAGAGACGACATGATTAGTGATGGTATAGAAAATTGTTTACAGTATTTGGACAATTTTAATCCAGCAAAATCAAAAAATCCATTTGCTTATTTTACACAAATAATTTTTTATGCTTTTGTAAGAAGAATACAAAAAGAAAAAAAACAGGTTACTATTAAACAAAAACTTATACTAAGTAATAATTTTGATGACATGGCTTTACAACCTACTGATCAAGGTGGTGAGTTTACAAATCAATTCACTGAATTTTTACAAAAAAATATAAGAATAGAAGAACCTGAAAAGAAAAAAAAATCAGCAAAGAAAAAAAGTAAAAAGAAAAAGTAATGAAAACTGTGAAGAGTGTGTCCGTTGTGGGTGGCGGTACAGCTGGTCTTGTATCAGCTTTAATATTAAAACAATCTTTTGGTGACAATATTGATATACAGATAATTAAATCTGATAAGATTGGCATTATAGGAGTTGGTGAGGGTTCAACAGAGCATTGGTCTAACTTTATGAGACATTTAGGATTGTCAACAGTAGAGTTAATAAAAGAAACCGACGCTACTTTCAAAAGCGGAATTTACTTTCAAAATTGGTCTAACGAAGACTTTTTACACAGTATTGCTTTTGGTTATGATGGTTCGTATAACGGCATGTCAGTAGTTTATGATAAAATGATAATGGATAGAACTAAAAAATTAGACATGTGTCCTAAAAATTTTATAGACAATACAATAAACACCTGGTTTTTAGAACAAGATTATAAAAAAGGTGATCCCATTATAGGCGATTTAGTAAATCAATTTCACTTTAATACAAATAAGTTAAATATTTTTTTACAGAAACTCTGTGTTAAAAAAAATATTAGTATTATAGAAGACGAAATAGTTGATGTATTAATTGATGATGGTATAAAATCGTTAAAGGGTAATAAACAAAACTATCAAACAGATTTTTATATTGATTCTACAGGTTTAAAAAGACTATTAATTTCTAAATTAGGGGCTAAGTGGCAATCATATTCAGATTATTTAACTTTAAATTCCGCTATAGCTTTTCAAACGGAAGATACTGAAGAATATAATATGTACACTCTGGCTAGAGCGATGAAATATGGTTGGATGTGGCGAATACCTACTTATGGCCGTTGGGGAAATGGTTATGTGTTTAATGATGAATATATTAATTTTGATGAGGCTCAACAAGAAGTAGAACAATTATTAGATAGAAAAATAGAAGTAGGAAAGAAAATTAAATTTGATCCTGGTGCTTTAGATAAAGTGTGGATTAAAAATTGTGTGGCTGTTGGTCTATCAGCAAATTTTGTTGAACCACTAGAGGCTACTTCAATAAGCACTAGCATACAACAGGCTTTTTTATTGGTAAATTCATTATCTAATTATGATGAACATGTATCAAATGATTATAATAACAAAGTAAATGATATAATGATTAATATAAGAGATTTTATTATACTTCATTACATAACAAATAAAGAAGATAGTCAATTTTGGAAAGATATAAAATACAGAGCAATACCTAAATCTTTATCAGACAAACTTAAAATATGGAATACTAAACTACCAGACGAAAATGATTTTAAAGGTGGTAAGTTGTTGTTTAAACATTTAAATCATATTATGGTTATGTATGGGTTAGATTTATTGAATCTAAAGACAGTAGAAAATAAAATTAATTTGATAAATGACGATTTAAAAAAACAAATAGATAATATTATTTCAGAAAGAAGAAACCACTATAATACTATGAACACAATAGGTCATAAAGAATTTTTAACAAGAATGAGAAACTTAACATGAAATTAGCTTTATTAAACGATACACATTTTGGTTGTAGAAATGATTCACCTGATTTTATGAAATATCAAAATAAATTCTATGATGAAATATTTTTTCCTTATGTCATAAAAAATAATATAAAAACTCTTGTTCACTTAGGTGATGTCGTTGATAGAAGAAAGTTTATTAATCATAATACAGCTCACAATTTTAGAGTTAAGTTTTGGGATAGATTAGATGAATTAAATATTGACACACATATTATTATAGGTAACCACGATACTTATTTTAAAAACACAAATGAAGTTAATGCTATGGAAAATTTAAACATATCGTCTCAAGCTTCAATCTATACTAGACCACGTGAAGTAGAATTTGATGGTACTAAAATACAATTTCTTCCTTGGATTTGTGATGACAATTATGAAGAATCAATACATGCCATAGATCACTCAAATGCTGATATATGTTTTGGACATTTAGAAATAAAAGGATTTGAAATGCACGGTGGTCATATGAATGAACATGGTTTAGAAAAAAATCAATTTAGAAGATTTGAAAAAGTTTTATCTGGTCATTTTCATAAAAAGTCAGATGATGGTCATATTTTTTACCTAGGTACACAGTATCAAATTATGTGGTCAGATTATAATTGTCCAAAAGGTTTTCATGTATTTGATACAGAAACAAGAGAAATAGAAAGAATAGAAAATCCTAATGTTATATTTAAAAAGTTTATGTACGATGACACAAAGTATGATTACACACACCATAGACTTGACGATTATAATAATTGTTTTGTTAAATTATTTGTATCTCAAAAAACAAAAGAAGATATGTATAGTAAACTAATTGAAAAGTTTTACAATGATATAGATGTACATGGTTTAGTAATTGTTGAAGACCCTACAGACATAAAATCAACAGTGAGAGAAGATATATTAGAACAAGGTGAAGATACGCTTACTTTTTTACGAAATTATATGGATCAAATAGATACTGATTTAGATAAAAAGAAACTAAAAGAATTTGCTAAAGAACTTTATGTTGAGGCCAGTGAATGATAGTATTTAAAAAAATAAAATATAAAAACTTTCTATCAACAGGTAATGTGCCTATAGAAATAGAACTTAATAAATCAAATACTACATTAATTGTAGGTCAAAATGGTTCAGGTAAATCTACTTTGTTGGATGCTTTATGTTTTGGCTTGTTTAATAAACCTTTTAGAATTATTAAAAAAGAACAAATGATAAACACTATTAATCAAGGTGATTGTTTAATAGAAATAGAGTTTGATGTAGGTACAAAAAAATATAAAATTAGAAGAGGTATAAAACCTAATTTATTTGAAATTTACTGTGATGGTGAATTAGTGAACCAAGAAGCTAACAATATTGATTATCAAAAATATTTAGAAACCAATGTAATGAAACTAAACTATAGATCGTTTTTACAAGTTGTGTTATTAGGTTCTTCATCATACGAGCCGTTTATGAAAATGAAACCAAGATATAGAAGAGAAGTGGTTGAAGAGATACTTGATATTAGGGTTTTTGGTTTAATGGATTTAATATTACGACCACAACAAACAGAGTTGACAAATACAATTACAGAAATGAGACACAAATGTGATCTAATCGAATCAAAGTACGACATAGAACTAAAACATTATAATGAAATATCACAATTAAATACAAGCGGCTTAGATGAAAGAAAACAAGTAATTGAGAAAAATAAAGTAGCACACAAAAAATACCAAGAAAAGATAATCGAATTAAATCAAAGAATAAAAGAAACCGAAGATCATTTAAAAGATAAAAATTTATATGATGATAAACTAAAAAAAATACAAAAAGTAGAAACAAAAATAGAACATAACTTATCAACACATAAAAAAAATTTAGAGTTTTTCCAAGAGAATGACAATTGTCCTACTTGTACACAACCTTTACAAGCAGATTTTAGAGGTGAAAAGATCGCTTTCGAAAAAGGCAAAGTCACAATACTAGAAGACGGTATGAAAAAACTTGTAGAAGAAATAACTAAAGTTGAAGAAAAGGTTACAGCTTTTGGAAAAATGTCAAGTAAACTCTCTGATCTAAATATAGATGTTGCTAAGGTAAATTCTTCAATTGACCAGTTAAATCAATATAGCGATAGTATAAACGAAGAAATAGAAAAATTACAGAATAAACAAACTGATGGTAAAAAGATAGAACAAGATTTACAAAAACTAAAAGACGATTTAAAAGAAACTAAAATTGAAAGAGATAAAGTTATAGAAAAGAAAAAATATGTAGATGTATTAAGAGAAATATTAAATGATAAAGGAGCTAAAGCACAAATAATAAAAAAATATGTTCCTATTATGAATACACTTATTAATCAATATTTACAATCTATGGACTTCTTTGTATCGTTTAATTTAGATGAAGAGTTTAATGAAACTGTAAAGAGTAGGTTTAGAGATACTTTTAATTACAATAGTTTCAGTGAGGGTGAGAAGATGAGAATTGACTTAGCTTTATTATTTACTTGGCGACAGATCGCTAAAATGAAAAACAGTGTAAATACAAACTTATTATTGTTAGATGAAATCTTTGATAGTAGTTTAGATGGACAAGGCATGGATGATTTTTTTAAAATAATTAAATCACTAACCAATGAAAATATCTTTATAATATCACACAAAGGTGATATATTGTTTGATAAATTTACAAACATAATTAAATTTGAGAAATATAAAAACTTTACAAGGTTACAACAAACATGATACATATAATAAAAGATGGATTTTTTAATTATTTTCCTATGATCAAAGATCATTTCAAATCCATACCATTATATAATTTAGAAGATTATAAAAAGTTTGCTCCTTATGCAGATTGGCCTGGTCAGAGAAGTAAAAATTTAGAAACATCTAGTCCTTTTTTAAATGTTTTAACTATAAATGAAATTAATAGACATTTTGAATTTCTTTTTAAAAATAATTCATTTGAAGTGAGATCATATATTCACATGAGATTGGATGAAGATGATGGCCAAGATTGGATACACCGAGATAGTGACACGTCTGATTACACTATAATTGTATATTTGTCAGAAACTAATTTACAATCAGGCACACAAATATATGATGACAGAGATAACTTAATAACAGATGTGAAGTTTGTACAAAATAGAGCTTTTTTATTTGACGCTAATTATAGACACTCAGCAACAAAAAACTATGGTCAAAATAAAGATAATGGTAGATTAACATTAAATATTTTTATGAAAAGGAGATAAAATGAAAGAACTAAAACTAATCCCACCTACAGATCCAAGAGTAAAATCAGCAATCGCCCCTTTTCAGGACGATATGTTAAAAGATGAAGGATTTAAAGATAGAAAAGAATTAACTGAGTCAATGTTTGAAGCTATGAAAAAACATGGTGGTATAGGCTTAACCTGTAATCAAGTAGGTTTACCTTTTAATATGTTTGTATTAGGTGATCATTTACAATTAGAAAATGGTCTAAAGATGGCGTGTTTTAATCCTATGATTATATCAAGTAGTGAAGAAACTACTGTTATGAAAGAAGGTTGTTTAACTTTTCCATTTGTATTTTTATCAATTACAAGACCTCGTAAAGTAGTTGTAAAATATGAAGATGAAAATGGCGATTTACAAGAAGGCCATTTAGATGGTATGTTTAGTCGTATCTTTCAACACGAATATGATCATACACAAGGGTTAAACTTTACAGATAAAGTATCCAAATTCAAATTAAAAAGAGCTTATGAGAAAGCTGAAAAAATTATTGATACTTTAGAAAAAGATAAAGAGGCTAAAGTAATAGAAAAACCAATAAGTTAGGAGTGATATGTCAAAAGAACGACCAAAAATATTTGAAAGAAATCCAAATACAGATGTAATTCGATGGAGATATATTGACGAATCAACTAGTAAATTTGGATGGCCAAATTATGGTAGAATATTAAATGAGAAAAAGAAAAACATACATACACGTAAACCAACACGTAATAAGAAGTAATAAGAAGAATAACGAAAACGAGCCTGTTATTACAGTAAAACAAGGTTCAAAAAATACTTATTGCCATGAGGTTCAAGTAAACGGACCTTGTAAGATAATATATGGTGGTAATGAAAAACCGCTATTATCTTGTGGTGCTAGGGTTGTTATTGAAACCGAGGCCAGCGTTGACATTTTAAAATAACTGTGATATATTATATACTATGAGTGGTGAAGATCAATTTGTTGAAAATCAATATAAAGAGTGGTGCGAAAATAACGACATATCTAAAGTAGAAGATGTAGACCAAAACCATTTAAAACTAATGGTTGAAAAAGATTTGGCTTTTGTATCTAAAATGACTGTACAAGAATATACATTGTACGAAAAATGGATAGAGGTACACGAAAAATATCCAACAGCAGAAACAAACAGTTTATTTGATGATAAACCTACACTTATAGATCAACAACAACAATTATTAATTAACACCGTTAAAAAAAATATTTGGATTCCTGAATCACCAGATGATATTGACAAGCTAGAACCTGTATTAGAATTTACAGATGATACAGAAACCAGATTTAATGGTCAAAAGAAAAGAGGCGACCTGGCAGAAAAGTGGAATACACTAAGAACTTTCCTATCTACTATGAAAAACAATTCTAATATTGGCAGACAACTATTTTTTATAGTAAAAGACAATAGATCAGGCAAATACCTTGGTGTGATTTGTATATCAGGTGACTTTATGGACTTAACACCACGTGATAAGTTTATTGGTTGGGATAGACAAATTAAGACCTTTGAGGGTAAAATTAATCACACAGCAATAGGTTCATCTATAGTGCCTACACAACCACTAGGTTATTCATTTACAGGTGGTAAATTATTAGCATATCTATGTTTATCAGATGACGTACAAAGAATATGGGAAGAAAAATATGGTGATAAGCTAGTTGGTGTAACTACAACAAGTTTGTACGGTAAGGCAAAGGCGAATACATTATCCCAATATGATGGTTTAAAGTATTGGAAAAGAATGGGCTTTACGACCGGTTCGGTATCATTTCAACCTAGTAGACCAGTTAGGAAAATGATATGGACTTGGTTAAAGAAAAATCACACTAGAAAGTATTGGGAGTGGCACGAAGCCAAAAGACCTAATGGCCAACCACTAAAAAGAGATCATAAGAATAGATCATTAAACTTTACATATTCAAAACTAGACATACCAAAAGAGTATATTAGAACTGAACATCAAAGAGGTATATACTTTACAAAGTTATACGAAAATACTAATGAATTTCTATGTGGTAAGATAGAGGCAAAAGATTTAGTTAAAAGATTTGATAGTAGTACCGAATCACTAGTTAAAGTATGGAAAGAAAAGCACGCCAAAAAACGTGTAAAATCTCTGGTTGAACAAGGCAGATATTCAAAAGATAGTCATTTTTATGATGAATTAATTTATATGAATTGGGAAGAATGTAAGAATCACTTTCTAAATCAAGTAGGCCGATAATCGTTCTGGTTCTGTTCTCTTAAAAAACAAGTAAAATCAACAAAATTTAATGGGTTGACTTTTAAGTCGTTTGGTGATAGGATTATCCTATGAAAACGGTTGATTCTAATCTTTTCCTTTATTTGTTAATTAACTATGCTTCAACCGTTTTCTACAAAATTTATAGGCTTGACATTTTTAATAAATTAATATAGGATATACAGTATGACTACACAAATAAACATTGACACTAAATCTCAACTAGCAAAATTGATTGCTACTGAAAACATTACAATACAACACAATCAAGTTAAAACAGCTTCGTTTGATACTGTTAATCGTATCTTAACATTACCTATTTTTAAAGTACAAAGTGGTGATGTTTATGATATGTTAATAGCACACGAATGTTCTCACGCTTTATTTACACCGACAGATGGCTGGGCTAAGATTTCAGGTGATGATGAGTTAAGAGCTTATGTTAATGTTTTAGAAGATACTAGAATTGACAAGTTAATTCAAAAGAAATATCCAGGTGTAGTTAGAAATTATCTTAATGGTTTTGATA